TCTATACCTGAGATACAGATGGAGATGTTTGAACGTCCACGACCTAAACCTCATCAGTTTACACAAGAGCAACTTGATCGTGCTCCACACCATAATATCTTAGAGAAATACTATGGTAAGGATTGGAAACCTGTACCACAAGAAGGACTGGAGGATCATTACTAATGGGATTGTTTGTTGTACCAGAATACACTTGTAAGCATCCCATATTCCCTCATCACAATACTGTTGATATAATGTATGATGCTATTAACAAACATGAGTGTGAGCAAAAGGATTGGTATGCATACCTCGATTTTATAAGTAACAATCAATATGACTTCCAATAACGGTTACACACAAGAGATGATCAAGGAGATGCTAGGCACTGCTTGGTTGGATAAAGATAATATGCCTGAAACTGGTAATCAGATTAGAAGAAGAAAGGGACAAGAGATGAGGGCAGGAACAAGACCCTATCCCAAGTATCCATCAAAGGAATCGAGGATAGCAGACACTTCAGGTATGTTTGATGATGATGGACAATATGTTTACCCACCTAACAGTGGATTTAATTGGGTGGAGAAATGTGATCCTAATCACGAAGGATATCTGCCAGGTGGTAAAGTATCATGAGTGAAGTAGTATGGTCAGTTAATATACTATTGATAATACTGCTTGCAACGGTTACTTGGTATATTTACTATATACTTCGTATGGCATATGCGGAGATGAATGATGGGGAAGATGATACCACCGAGTCGGAAAAGTTGTTACAACTTCCGAGTGATAAAGATAGTCAAGGTGCTTGATGGCGATACTATTGACGTTACCATTGATCTTGGGTTTGATCTATACAAGAAAGAAAGAGTTAGAATTGCAGGAGTTGATACGCCAGAGAAGAGAACAAGAGACTTGGAAGAGAAAGCATTGGGAATAGATGCTACTAACTGGTTAAAAGAAAAACTTACTGAGACTATTAAAGGTGATGAGGAACTCACTATTAGAACTGAACTTAAGGGTGGCGTTGGGAAGTATGGTAGGCTTCTTGGTTGGCTCTACGTTGGCGAATCTAATATTTCACTAAATGAACTTATGATTGAGGAAGGTTATGCTTGGGAATACGATGGCGGCACTAAACAGAAAAATTTTGAGACTCTACGTGAAATTAGGAGACACTTTGGGACTCTGGTCGAGTCTTGATCAAGTAACACTCAACATACAGGGTGTGACCACTAGACGATTATATGCTGAGTGGACTATACCAAGAGAGGAATACGAGAATGAGTAAAACACAAGAAATATACTTAGGTAATCCCAATCTTAAAAAGGCTAATGTTGCATATGATTTTAGTAAAGAGGATGTTGCTGAGTATTTAAAGTGTGCTAAAGATCCTGTATACTTTATAAGACACTATATTAAAATCGTTTCTCTGGATGAAGGTGTTATACCTTTTACCATGTATGATTTTCAGGAAACAATGGTACAGAGTTTCCATGAACATAGATTTAATATTGCTAAACTACCTAGACAGTCTGGTAAATCTACAATTGTAACCGCATATCTATTATGGTATGTACTCTTTAATGATAATGTAAATGTCGCAATCCTCGCAAACAAAGCAGCCACTGCAAGAGAAATGTTGGGTCGCCTACAACTTTCTTATGAGAATCTCCCAAAATGGATGCAACAAGGTATTGTCGGATGGAACAAAGGGAGCTTGGAGTTGGAGAACGGAAGTAAGATCTTGGCTGCTTCTACTTCTGCTAGTGCTGTTCGGGGCATGTCCTTTAACATTATATTTTTGGACGAATTCGCATTCGTTCCGAATCATATTGCAGAGCAGTTTTTTAGTTCTGTGTATCCTACTATATCTTCTGGTAAAAAAACAAAAGTTATTATTATTTCTACCCCTCATGGGATGAATATGTTTTACAAACTCTGGCATGATGCAGAGCGTAACTCAAATGAATATATTCCTACAGAAGTTCATTGGTCTCAAGTTCCTGGTAGAGATGAGGAATGGAAGGAACAAACTATTAGAAATACTTCAGAACAACAGTTCAGAGTTGAGTTTGATTGTGAGTTCTTAGGATCAGTTGATACTCTTATTAGTCCAAGTAAGTTAAGGATCATGCCCTATGAAGATCCAATTAAAGAAAACAGAGGGTTGGCAGTTTATGAACATGTTAAAGAGGAGCATAATTATATTGTTACTGTTGATGTATCACGTGGTATTGGTGGGGATTACTCTGCGTTTTGTGTCATGGATACAACTACATTACCGTATACTTTAGTTGCGAGATATAAAAATAATGAAATTAAACCTATTATATTACCTAACATTATAGTTGATGTAGCTAAGAACTATAATGGTGCTTACATATTATGTGAGGTAAATGATATAGGAGGACAGGTAGCAGACATCATTCAGTACGATTTAGAATATGAGAATTTACTAATGGCTGCTATGAGAGGAAGAGCAGGGCAACAATTAGGACAAGGGTTCTCAGGTAAGAAGACACAACTTGGTGTGAAGATGAGTACTGCTGTTAAACAAGTTGGATGCTCTAACCTTAAAGCATTAATAGAAGATGATAAATTAGTCATTAAAGACTATGATACTATTGCAGAATTGACTACCTTTATTCAGAAGGGACAATCATTCCAAGCAGAAGATGGATGTCATGATGACCTTGCTATGTGTTTAGTTATGTTTGCGTGGATGGCTATGCAAGAGTACTTTAAAGAGATGCATGATAATGATGTAAGGGCTAGGATATATGCGGATCAAAGAGATTCAATAGAACAAGACATGGCCCCATTTGGGTTTATTAATGATGGGCAAGAGGAAGATGTTATTGTAGATGCTCAAGGAGAGCGATGGGAAGTTGCGGAATATGGAGATGTACAGCATATGCTAGACTTTAGGTGAAGATTCAAAAATATAAATAATCTTAGTTCTAACCAAATCGGGATTTAATCGGAGTTTATAAACATGGCAGCCAATCAATCATCGCCAGGTATAGTCGTTCAGGAAAGAGACCTGACTACTATTACCAGTCTAGCAACAGCAAATGTGGGTGTATTAGCAGCTCCATTTGAATTAGGTCCTGTTGAAGAGGTAGTTCAGATTTCGTCTGAAAAAGGTTTAGCAGAAGTATTCGGAGAGCCTAACGATTTTAACTTTGAGTATTGGTTTACTGCGTCACAGTATCTTGCATACGGTGGTGTTCTTAAAACAATTAGGGTTGCATCTACTGCATTGAAGAATGGTGTCAATACAGGTACTGCTCCACTAATTAAAAATATTGATGATTATGAAGCAAATTATGAGGCTAGTGCTAATGGTTGGGAATTTGCTGCAAGAACTCCTGGTAGTAAAGGTAACTCGATTGGTGTATTTGTAACAGATGCTGGTGCTGACCAGATTGCTGTTCTCCCTGCTCCTGGTTCAGGTAACGAGCATGAGTTTGTAGCAGACGCTGCTGTATCTGCTGCTTCTGGTGCTGCTGGTAAAGTATTCAAGTATAGTATACTTTTAACAATTGATACTGTTGTTGGTTCATTTACTCCTGGAGCAACTACAACAATTAACATTGGTGGTTCTCAAGAAACAGTTAATGTTCTTGCTTACGATGCTGCTAATAAGAAACTTGAAATTGGTCTTCCTGGAGGTGGTGTAACAGGTATTCTTACTGATGATCAAGTGATCACACAGGGTACTAACACTGCTGCAATTAATGCAGGTATCGAGCGTCGTTTATATGTTGGTTTAGATAACGCTAGTATTGAGTTTGTTGCTACTGATAGCATTCAAGATACTAACTCAACCGCAATTGCAATAGATTCAGTTCGTGGTGAGTACGCAGAGCGTGAGTATCTTCCTGGATTTAAGTGGATCAATGCTGGTGTCCGTCCTGGAACTTCTCAGTATGCAGCTGCTGCTGGTGGTAGAAACGATGAAATTCATGTTCTTGTAATTGACGTTGATGGTAAAATCACTGGTACTGCTGGTGCAGTTCTTGAGAAATTTGTTGGTCTATCTAAAGCATCTGATGCTAAGACTTCAGTTGGTGAAACAAACTACTACCCAACAGTAATTAAGCAAAGATCTGGTTACATCTATTGGGGATCACACGAAGCAACAGGATTTGCTGCAACAGGTACTTCATCTGATGGAGACTGGGGTCAAGATTCCGCACGTCAGTTTAACCTACTACGTTCATCTGGTGGTACTACTGATTTCCCTGCTGGTGTTACAACAGTTGGTTCTAAAGATAATGCAACATGGTACTATCGTTTAGCAAGTGGTGCTGACTATACAGTTGCTGGAACTAACTACACTGTAGGTAGTTCAGATGTTCAATCAGCATACGATTTAGTATCTGATCCTGAATCACAAACAATCGACTTCATCCTTACTGGTCCTTCTGGTTCTGATGATGCTTCCGCTATCGCTAAGATAACTTCACTGGTTAACATCGTTGAAGAGCGTAGAGATTGCATGTTATTTGTTTCTCCACGTAGAGCAAACGTTGTTGGTGTAAGTAACACAGGTACTGCAACAAATAACCTTGTTGATTTCTTTGATCAACTTCCAAGTTCTTCTTACGTTGTATTCGATTCTGGATACAAGTACATGTATGACAAGTACAATGATGTATATCGCTACGTTCCATGTAACGGTGACATTGCTGGACTTTGCTTACAGACAACAGAGACTGCAGAACCTTGGTTCTCACCTGCTGGTTTCCAACGTGGTGGCATAAGAAATGCAATCAAACTTGCATACACACCTAACAAGACTCAGCGTGATACACTATACAGTTCAAGGATTAACCCAATAGTCGCATTCCCAGGACAAGGAATTGTTCTTTACGGTGATAAGACTGCACAATCATTTGCTAGTGCATTCGACAGAATTAACGTTCGTCGTCTGTTCCTTACAATCGAGCGTGTTATTGGTGGTGCTGCTAAGTCACAACTCTTTGAGCAAAACGATGAAGCACAAAGAGGTTTATTCCTCAACATCGTTGAACCATACATGAGAGATGTACAAGGTCGTCGTGGTGTAACTGACTTCTTAGTTAAGTGTGATGATAGTAACAACCCACCTGATGCAGTTGATCGTGGAGAGTTCTATGCAGAAGTATATGTTAAGCCAACACGTACTATCAACTTCATTACACTAACATTTGTTGCTACACGTACAGGTGTTTCCTTCAGTGAGGTTGCAAGCTAAATAATTCTGAGTTCGAGATGGATTCAAATAGCGGAGATTTCTCCGCTATTTTTTTGTCTAAAAATATTAATAATACTAAATATAGAGGAAAGGTTTTAACGTTAGGAATTTTCTCATGGCTCAAAGAGGTAATATTGATACATTCAAATCGAATGTATATTCAGACTTTGCAAGACCCAATCTGTTCCAGGTGGATGTAAATTTTCCTACTGATATTGGAGTAGAGGGTGCTACAGCATTAAAAACATTAGGAAACTTTGTTGTTCGAGCAGCAAATTTACCAGCATCCCAGATAGGTGTTGTTGAAGTTCCTTTTAGAGGACGTGTTTTGAAACTCGCTGGTGATCGTACATTTGAACCTTGGACAATCACAATTCAGAATGATAGTGGATTTAAGTTGAGAACAGCATTTGAAACTTGGATGCAGAAGATACAGGAGTATGATGAGAACTATACTGCTGTTGCAACATCTACCGATTCAACTTCAGCTACAGTTGGTTACTTTGCGGATATGCAAGTTCATCAATTATCTAGAAATGAAAAAGGTACTGCTAGTGGAGCAACTAATGCTGATGCTACATCACATAAAGTGATTAAGTCTTATCAGTTCTATCAAGTATTCCCAAGCAATATTGCAGCAATAGATTTAGACTTTGGAAATAATGACGCAGTTGAAGAATTCACTGTAGAGTTACAAGTCCAATACTGGAAGCCATTAGCAGTTGCTAGCTAGGGTTTTCAAACTCACCTAAATAGAGAAGGAACAATAGAAATTTAGTAATGTCGCAGCTCTTTGGATTTAGTTTA